TAACATTTATAAAGATGCTGGGGGAGATGAGTGAGGTGAGGAAGAAAAATCCTCACCATGTCGAAAGGAATCGAATCCAAAAGAAGAAATGATTTTGAGCACCGTTTTGCGAGCAAAATGGTGCTCAAAGGCGGGCGTAGCGTCGCGGTCGAAACAGAGGCTGTCGGCGGCAAAAGTGGAATAGCCAGAGGCGTGGCGATCGCGGAATGCGTTGCTGATGAAGCAGGCGTTGCGCGAGTTTTTGACACTGTCAAAAAACAAAATCCACACGTCGAACGAAGTCTTGGCAGAAACGCGGCTTTTTTTGCTCAGCTTTTCTCGGCAAAACCAAATTGCGAGGAAAAGCAGGATTCGTCAGCGTTTCTGCGTGGAAAAACTTTGACGGTTCCGCGGGCGCGACAAAAAGCCGTCCGAGCGAAAATCGAAAAGATTTTGGAAAAACACGGGTTGAGCGAAGTCGCCACCATCGAAGAAGCGGAGCTTGCCAGGCTCGGAGTGAAAGCGACATTTGAGCGGTTTCGCGTCGCCGCGTGTAAAGCCGCGATTTCATTAAAAGAAAATTCTGCAAGCGCATATCCGCGCGGATTTGCGGCTTGCGACGAAATTCACACAGCGTGCGGCTGGCGAATCAGCATCGACGGGCAACGCGCCGAGATTGTTAAAAAAGCTCTTTTGCGAGAGAAAGGAGCACAGGCACGATGATTGCGCGGAGCACACTTTCGGAAGCCACCATCGCGGAAATGTTGCGGCACGTGCCGACGACGACGGAGCGCGGGAAATGGCGGGCTGCGATTTCAGCCGTCGCACATGCGTGCGCAGAAAACGGGCTCGGAGACGGCGTAGCCACACGGCTCTTAGAGCAATGGGATGCGCCATGGGCGGGAGTTTCTTACGCGCGGGAAATTCAAAATCTGCATGGAAATTATTTCTGCACGGCGGGCTGGCTGGTTTCTGTCGCCATGTCGAACGGATTTACTTTTCCGAAAAAAGAACGAGAGGGAAAACAAGCCACGCAGGAAAAGACTGTCCGTTTTCAACTCTTAGAGCTTTTGCCAAAATTTGCCGCGAACGGGAACGGCTGTTTCTGGTCCGCTGGTGGTGAGCGCGTCGATTTTTGGCTGTGGACGGCAAGCATCAACGAAATGCCAGACGTGACGAACGAGGATTTGCACAGAGCGTGGTTTTCTGTGCGCGGAAATCCGACGTCACATTACACAAAGGACGGCGTGAAACGCTGGACGGTCTTTGCATCGTCGGCAATTGAAAGAATTTAACCTAAAAAATCATGAACTCAACATCATCATCACAAGAGCCTTTCGGCTCAAAAAATTCTGCGAATGAATACGTCGTTCGCAACGGAGAAAAAATCACAGTGCGCGAAGACGGCGTTGCCGGATACGTGGACGACGCGGGAATGATTGTCGCGGGAATTGCGTTTGCGATTCTTGCGCTCGGTTTTGTCGCGGGCGTCGCCATCGCGGTTTTCAAAGCACTTTTCTAACTACTATTAAAAATGAACTCAAAGCCGAAAAAAGAAATCGTCGAGATTGATTTAGCGACGGCACTCGAAGAACTTTCCTACGAAAAATTTAAGCGAATGGAAGCAGAACGGTGCTTGCGAAATCAAATTGTCGAATTAGAGCGACGCAATGCCGAGTTGAAGGACATCAACGGATTTTTGGATTTGCAGCTGGCGAAAACGTGGAAAGAAAAAATCCGCATAGCGGAAGATTATAAAAAAATCACGGAGAACCGTTTCGAAATTTTGCTCGGAGCAAACGATTTTAAAAAAACCGTTGACGGTCTAAAAAAGACCGACGCTCAAACGGCTCTAACCGTCGCTAGCTATGCAAAAGGCAAAGCGCAGGTTTCGCTGACGTTTTATCTCAAAAAGAAGAAAAAAGGCTGAACCTGCCAAACCTGCCAAGCAACCTGCCAAACGCTTAAACCATTTGTTTAAGCGGGCGCGGGAGCACCGTTTGGCAGGTTGGCAGGTTTAACACCGTTTTTCGCTATATGTTTTTTCCAGAAACACGGATTTTAATTTTTTTTTTCTTATATAAAACTAGAAAAAACCTGCCAACCTGCCACAAAACAACAGGAACTAGGCTTAAATAAAGGCTTCGGAGACTTGGCAGGTTGCTTGGCAGGTTGAAAACAAACCTGCAAACCTGCCAAAAAAAAAGAAAATGAACTCAAAACCTACAAAATTAAACACGTGCACGCTTTCGAGAATGGCAAAGTCAGCGGACGGCGGGCACAAAACTTGGATACCCGCCGCCGACGGCGTGCGCGAGATTTGCGAGAAAGTAAAAAACGGCGAATGGAAGCGCGTTGTTTCAGAGCTTCGAGCCGCGAGCGATCCAGCGCGACGCAGGGCGATAAAAACCTTCAAAATTCCACGGGCGAATTTTGGCGGCGTCTTTTCGCTCGGCAATCGCGACGAAGACATTCAGAGCTTTAGCGGTTTTTTTGTCATAGACATCGACGGCAAAGACAACGCAGAAACGAATCTCGACGACGTGAAAAAAACGCTCGGAGCGTTCCCGTGGACACTGTGCGCGTTTACGTCGCCGAGCGGAAATGGCGTGAAGGCTGTAATTTTCGGCGGCTCGGAAGTTGACGGATTCGAAACGCTGGAACGCGAACGCGCTCACGTGAAGCGAGTTTTGACGGAGATTTTTCCGAAACTGAAAATTGACGAATCGCCAGCAACGCTGTGCCACGCATTTGTTTCTGACGACGCGGACGCGATTTTAAAGCCACGGTCGGCAACGCTCTGGCAACCATCGCGAGGTTTGGAATTTAAACGCGCTGACGCACCTTCAATTTTGCCGAGTTTTGAAGAATTAAAAACCGCATTTGCGCCGCTGATTGCTCGCGTTTGGTCAAGCGCTGCGAAAAACACGTATTTAGTTTTTAACGAGGCAGACCACGAGAGCTACGACGAGCGCGGCGAATCGCAGGTTTGGCGAATGTTTGCAATTTGCGGATTTCCAAAAATCTACAAAGACGAATTGCTTACGTTTATTGATAAAACGCGACGTCTGGACGACGTGCGGGAACGAATCACGGGATACCCGAAAGGCGTGTTCCGCGCGGGAACGCGCGTCGTGGCTGTCAAAAATGAGCCACGGCTGGACTTTGGCGAAAAGGGAGAATGGGCAACCATTCAGGAGCTTTTGCGTTCACGCTTTGACGATCCCGACGACGAGAGGCAATTCCCTGCGTTGCTTTTTTGGCTAAAACGCGCACGGCTACGGATAAGAAAAACGCTCGATGCGACGCGAGCCAACGCGAATTTTACGCCGCCTTGCGTTCCAATGCTTATCATTGTCGGCGAGCAAGGCGTCGGAAAAACGGAGCTTTTCAAAAAAGTAATTTTGCCGCTCTGTGGCGGGCGTCTAATCGAAGGCAAAAAGGTGCTATTTGAAGATTCGCGATTTAACAGCACATTAGGCGAAGGCGAAGTTGTTTGCATTGACGACGTTCCCGCGAAGCGTGTTGCGAGGGAAAATCGGCAAACCTACGCCGAGCAGATTAAATCCCTGCTTTATTCGGGAACCGTTTCCGTGGAAAGAAAAAATAAAGACGCGGAAATTTTGGAAAGACCGTGCCACGTTGCCGTCCAGCTCTGCAATCCAGAATCGGCGACGACGTTGCCAGATTATTCCGTCGCGGCGGATAAAATGCTCTGCGTCGAATGCGCGGAATATTTCTCTTTTTCCGTGGCGACGGAAAAAGAATGGGAACCGATAAACGAAGCGATTGAAAAAGAGTTGCCTGCGTTTGCGTGGTTTTTGGACAACGAATTTGAGTTGCCAGATTTTTTAAAACCGAGAGAAACCGAGCCATCGGAAATCCGCAACGGAATGCAGCACTTTTTTGCAAAGCGCGTCCGCGTAGAATTTGAAAACGTTGACCGAGCCTTGTCGATGCTCGATGACTACGACGCACGCGCCGAACGCTTCAATGAAGCTGACAAATATTATAACCAACGGCTAACGGCGAGCGACATCGCCGAAAAAGCAGGCTTGCGCGTTTCGCCAGAGACGGCGGGGATTATGCTCCGAAACCTTACGCTGAAAGAGGCGACAAAAACGCGCGTGCAACCTGTCAAAGACACCAGCGGACGCACGCGTGGCTGGATAATCCGCGAACCTTAAACGAAAACTCGATATGGAAGAAGAAATCTTGCAACTTTCACCGAGCGACGCGCCGAGTGGTTTAAGCCTTGGCGAGATTCAGCGAACCGTCAGAGCAAGCGATTTGGCGGAAATGCTCGGAATCACAACGGGCGATCTTGCGCGGCTTGCGCGGCTCGGAGCAACGTTCCCGGGAGACAACCGTGGCGAGTGGCTGTTAAAAGAAAGCGTCGCTGGCTACATCGCACGGCTGAAAGAAAAGATAGCGGAAAACCCGCGCGACCGTTTGTTTCGGGCAAAGGCGGACACGGAAGAAATCCGCGCCGAAAAAGAGCTTGGAACACTGATTGAAGCGGACAAGGCTCGCGCCGCGTTCACAGACATCATTGCGCGTGCGCGACGGCAACTCGAAGCCATTCCGCCACGCGTGGCACCACAACTCTCAGAAACGAGCGTGCCCGCCACCGTTGAAAAAATTTTAAACAAAGAAATTCAAACCATTTTAGAATGCATAGCGAACGGGAATCCACAAAATGAAAAATAACGAAACAGCGTTTGACACTTTTCTGCGACTCATTGGCGAAGAAAAAACACTTTTAATTTGCGAGACATTAAACGCGGAAAAGGTGCGCCTCTCAAAAAAGAACATTGCAAAAATCCGAGCCGTGGCAGGAGTCGAAGCGGCAGCGTTGATTTGGTTTCGCTTTCAGGGCGAACAGTTAAATTTACCGACGGCGGCAGGCGTGAAAAAAATTAGGGAAGAACGAGCGCGTGCAATACGCTTAGAACGCTATCGGAAAAGCGCGTTGAAAGACGCGACGGCGGCGTTTTTGGAAGGCATTGCGCGGGAAAGCGTCGTGCGGGCGCGAGGCAAAACAACGCGCGGGAATGCTCACGAATAAAACTCGCGGACATCTGGGCGTGCGCCTGCGTGGTCGGGAACAAAGCGCACGTCAATGTCGGGCATGTCTTCCTTGGAAAAAAAGATGTCGCCACTGTCAACGATGCGCACCGTAAAATCTGCGCGTTGCGTTTCATCGACAAACCGCCAGACACCCGCCTGCGTGATGTTTTCCGAATAATCCGTGCAAATTTTTACATACAAATCTGCATATCCAGAGGAAATGGAGATGTTATAGTCCGCATTTTCGCCGACGACGCGGACATTTCCATAGAGCGAGCGGAGCGGAATGCCAGCTTTGTTTCTGGCTTCGCGGTCAAAACCCGTTTTTGCCTGTGCCTTTACGGCGAACCGAAAAAACGGCACAGCGGCGACCATGGCGAGCAGAATTTTTAAAAAACGGGAACGGCTCATTTCTTTCAAAATGTGACGTTAGTCCGACCGTTTTTCAAAACAAAACACAGTAAAATTTAAAACAACAATGACCGGCATGAATCGCAACACAGGAAAAAGGCTTTCTGGCGCGGAGCATTTGCGTCAAAGCCTTGGGGATTTATTTTCCACGGTGAAGGGCGAGCGTGTAATGCGCCCGCTTTACGGTTCGGACGTGCCCGCGTTGGTCGACAATCCCATCACGGCGACAACGTCTGCACGACTCGCAGCGGCTGTGACGGACACCGTCGGAGACTGGGAACCGCGTTGCACGCTGAAAAAGTGCCAGCTTTCGTCGGCAAAAAACACGGCAAATTCTTTTTCGCTCGGCAAGGCGGCGTTTGACTTAGAAATGGAAATCAAAGAAGGGAGCGTGTAGCGATGTTTGTCACGTTAATGCTCGGCGATTTTCTTTTTGGAGCGTCCACGCTTTCCGTTGCGAATTTTAAGAAAAACAGGCAATGGAACGTGGCGGAAATTAGCCGTGCGCTTGCGCCGCAAGCATTGCAGTTTTGTTCGGCAAAGGCGCAGACATTTTCGCTGGACGGCACGCTTTTCCCGGGAATGTTTACGCTTTCGGCGCAAAAAGACGAGCAAACGGCAATCGGCACAACGCCTCTCAAAAATTTACGCGACATGGCAGACACGGGCGGGAGTTTTTGGCTGGTGAGTGGCAATGGAGACGTGCTGGGCAAATTCGCCATCAGAGGAATTTCAGAAACGGAAACGCGTTGGCTGGAAGAAGGCACGCCCTTGCGCGTCGATTTTTCCGTGGAACTTGTCGAAGATTTTACGGACTCAGGCTCTGCAAACGATGTCGCCACCAAGGTTTTAAACTTAAACGCCACCGCCAGACAAGAACGCGCCGACGCGTTTTTGTCTAATTACAAAGCCGCAGAGGAAGACAACCCGACCGAACAAACGACATTTGAAGACCAGACTGGCGAAGAATTACCCACTGAGGAAACCGAAGACATTTTTTCCGATCCGCCCGCGCTCGGGAAATGGTATTTAACAAAAAGCGGCGACACACTTTCCGCGCTGTGTGCGGCGGCATATCCGAGCGACGTCGTCGCTGGCGTTGCTCAGGTTTTAAACGAAAACGCAGGGCTTTCGTCGCAGTTTGAACCCTACGACGCAGGCATCACGATTTTCTTTCCAGAAACGACAAACACGCAGTCATCGCTGACAACTGGGCTTTTCGAAAGCACATTTCTTTCACGACTAATTTAAAAATTTTTCAAAATGCCAAAATATCGAACCGTCATTACAAACGTTGGGCTGAACGCGCTTTCCGCCGCAATTGCCAAGGGAGAGACAATAACGCTTTCGCACATCGCGGTCGGCGATGGCAACGGGCAAGCCGTCGAGCCGAGCGCGGCGCAGCTTTCTCTTGTCAACGAACGCGCCCGCGTGGAAATTTTGAAAAAAGAAGCATCGACAATAAACCCGGGATTGACCGACGTTTTGGCTATTTTCCCGACATCGGTGGGCGGTTTCACGGTGCGCGAGGTCGGCGTTTTAATGCAAGGCGGCGCACTTTTCGCCGTCGCAAATATGCCCGATTATTACAAACCAACCGCATCAGACGGGATTGTTCGCGAAATGAGCGTGCGTATTCCGTTAGAAATTGACGCTGGCAATGTGGAAATTTCAATCACGCCAGAAACGGAGTTGATTACCCGCGCAGAATTTGACGCTCTCGCCGCACGCGTCGCCGCGCTGGAAAAATCGAATTAAAGATGAAAACGATTTTGCCAAAAAATGCGACGGACTTTGAGCTTGCTGCCGACTTGTCGGCGGCAACGCGCTTGAATGCCGTGCCAGCGGACACGCTCAAAACGCTTTTTTCTCCGGAAGAAATTCCAGAAGCCGCGCTCGCGTGGCTGGCGTGGTCATTTAACGTCGACGATTGGAAAAGCACGTGGAGCGAGGCGCGACGGCGTAAAGTCACGCGCGAAACGTGGACTTGGAACCCACGGCGAGGCACACCAGCGAGCATTCGCCGAGCCTTTGAAGCTCGCGGTTTCAATATCACGTTGGTCGAGCCGAAAGACGACGCCACGCTGGAACCCTTTCACTTTAAAATTTACGTCAACAACGACGACGGCGGGCAACTTTCAGAAGAAGACTACGCGTTTGCGTATTCTGTTTTGCAGACGAATAAAAACGTGCGTAGCTGGTGCGATTTTATCGGCCGCGGAATGTCCGCGTCGGGCGCGTCGCAAATTGGAGCCTGTGTTTGCGGCTGTGATTATTTTGAGTTCATTCCGAATTATACGGAGCCGACGGAAGCCATTCCTGTCATCGCGGCGAGAACGGCGACCGTCGGCGATTATTCGGCGACTTAAATAAATATTAAAAAAAATGATTGATTACCAAAAAATCCCTGTGCCAGATGTCATCGAGCCGCTCGATTTTGAAGGCGTGCTTGCGGACATTTGCGCGGACTTTCGCGACCGCTTCCCAGATTTTGACGCGCTGGTCGAAAGCGACCCAGCGATTAAACTTTTGGAAGCCTTTGCCTATCGAGAAATTCTTTTGCGTGCGAGAATCAACGACGCGGCGCGGGCGATTATGCTTCCGCGTGCCACGGGCGCGGACTTGGATAATCTTGCCGCAAATTATGGCATACAGCGCAAAACTGGCGAAACGGACGCAGAACTGCGGGAACGCTGCACGCTCGCCTTTGAAGCCATTTCGACGGCGGGATCGCGGGGGGCTTATCGCTATCACGCGCTGTCGGTCGGCGGTGTGAAAGACGTTTCGGTGACTTCGCCGACGCCAGGGCTTGTTCATTTGCACATTCGAAAAACAGAAGAATCTGCCGACGCAGACGCACTTTGCAAAGCGGTTTTCGACGTCTGCAACGCTGACGACGTTCGACCGCTCACCGACACGGTCGAAGTTTTTGAATGCGCGAGAAAGGAATTTGAAATTGTCGCCGTGTTAAAACTCGACGGCTCTCTGGATTCAGGAACGGTGCTCAACGCCGCGAAAGAAAAATTGGAAGAACGGCTCTCTGGGCGCGACCGCATTGGCTATGACATCACGCGAAGCTTTATCGCGGGAGCGTTAACTGTGGAAGGCGTTGCCGACGTTGAAATCAAATCACCAGAAACAGACATCACGACAGCGGCGAACGAGCTCGCAGTCATCACGGGAACGACCATCACAACTCAAAACTACGACGAAAGCGAAATCTGCGAACACGATTAATCTTTTATTAAAAATGGGATACGAATTGACATTTACAGACAAAGGCTCAGCGGCAATTGCTGAATCTATCATCAACGCGAACGCGAAAGTGGATTTCGCGAAAGTTTTGCTCGGAAGCGAAACCGAATTTTCGTCAGAAACAATGGTTTGGAGCGGCGACGCGACCGTCGTCGTCGCGGACGAAAGCGGGAACGTCGAAGTTCACACAATCGTGCCTGCTTACGCGGGCGGATTCACGGTGCGCTCTGCCGCGCTCGCCGACACGGACGGGAATATTTTGGCGAAAGGAATGTTTCCTCAAAGCGTGAAACCCGACGCTTCAGGCGCGTCGGCTCTGCAATGGAATTTGCGTTTCGCCATACAAACAGGCGGCGCGGCGGTCATCGAAGCTCCGAAGTTTTCGCCAGTTTTGCGCAGTATTGTTTCAGGGCTAATCACTGACGAATGCAAAGGCTATCGTGACGAAACGAAAACCATGCACGATGAAGTCAAAGTTTGGCATCCAGAAATTGAAAACTGGGCAGAGTTGATTGGCGAATATAAGTATAAAGTTTTGACGCGCACGGAATTTGACGCGCTCGCCACGAAAGAGACGGACACAATTTATTTTGTCAAAGGCGATTTAGACATCGGAGCGGCGGTCATCGATATGCTTGCGGGAAAATATCCAGAAATCGACGAAGAAACGACGCTTTCAGTCACACAGGCAGTTTTGCGCGAAAGCGAATTTCGCGCCGAATCCGACAAAACCTTGCAAAGCAATATCGAAGCCGAAAAAACCTTACGCGAAGCCGCCATCGATGCCGAAGCCACGACGCGCAAAACCGCAGACGAAACCGAAGCCACAGCAAGGCAAGCCGCCATCGATGCCGAAGCCACGACGCGCAAAACCGCAGACGACGCACTCGACACGCGCATTTCGGCGGCAGAAACCACACTTGCGGGCATTCCAGACGAGATTTCGGCAGCTGTCGCGGCGGAGACCAGCGAACGCCAAAACGCAGACGCAGAACTTCAAACCGCCATCACAAACATTGAACAAACGACGACGACATCTTGCAACACGACCGCGACCACCGCAAACCAAGCGAAAGCCGACGTCGCCGCGCTGTCAGACAAGTTTGACGAGTGGGAAACCTCTGTTTCCTCGGCTTTACACTACAAAGGAAGCGTCGCAACAAACGCAGATTTGCCAGAAGATAACAATACAACGGGAGATTTTTACAACGTCACGGAAATGAATCAGAGTTTTGCATGGAACGGCTCGGAGTGGAGCGAAGTCACGGGAATGTTTTCCGTGCCCACGGCGACGGTTAACACGGCGGGCGTGGTGAAGTTGGGCACGAGAACGGCGTTGACGACGAGCACGGGAGGCGTTGTCGGTGCGACGACAGACGGGCAACTGCTTGCGAAAGCGGCGGGCGATAGCACCTTGGGCACGGTGAAATTGAACGATGTCGTGAAGAAAGAACTTTGGCACGGCAACGGCACGTATTGGTATGCGTTCAACGAAGGTAGCCGCACGTTGAATATGAAGGCGAAGCCTATCCACGGCTTGCAGAAATTTACTTGGGACGACGGCAAGAGCTTGGAGTTCCCGACGATTGCGGCGAACGCGTCGGAAACGATTGCCACGGCGACGGAAGTCAATACGAATGCCACGGCGATTGAAACGGAAGTTGCGCGTGCGAAAGCGGCGGAAGCTCTGCTTGCTCCGAAGGCAAGCCCGACGTTCACGGGAACGGTTTCTGTTGGAGACTCCTCCTGCACGCTAAGCTCGACGCAAGGCGTATTGAAAATTACGGCTACGGGCGGAATTACGGCTACGGGCGGAGGAATTACGACTACTGGCGGAATTACGGCTACTGGCGGAATTGTGGCGAGAGGAGAAGTGAGCGGCGCGACTTATTCGTTTAAAACGAGCGACGAATGTTCCTTTGTGGTCAATAACGCCACGAACGGCGACTTGTTCAAAGTTGGCGGAAGCGGTGTTTCTGTTTTGACGTTTGTCAAATCGGATAACACGACGACGACGTT